CGTAACTCTTCCAACAACTGGAACTCTTGCTACTTTAGCTGGATCTGAAAGTCTTACAAATAAGACAATTGATTCTTCTAATATAGGCGCAACAACTAAAGGCACAGGAGCTTTCACTACCTTAACATCAAACGGTGCTACAACATTTACTGCAGCAACAGCGTCTTCATCTTACACAACTGGTACTTTAGTTGTAACTGGTGGAGTTGGAATATCTGGAGCTCTTTATGGAAACAGTAGTGCATTGGAAGGCTTTGTAGTTGACGGTGGCACATTCTAATAAAAAGTGGTATAATACTATCTTTAAGCATGGAGTAGAATATGGCCATTAGTAGTGGAAATACATCAGGTACAAGAAAAAATAACGTACCAAATATAGTTGGAGATAAACCAGCAGTTGCCGACCCTAAATTAACGGCAGCTGAGTTTACTAAACGGAACTGTAACTAATACTGCTTTAAATGACGCAACCGCTGGGCAACCTTTATTAACAAGATTAGATGAGATCCTTTCTTCTAACCCTGCTGCCAATACTGTATATCCAAGAAAAGAAGCAGTAGGATATACTAAGTATAGTCCTTATTTCCCACCGTTCTTCCCGCCATTCTTCCCACCATATTTCCCACCATTCTTCCCACCATTCTTCCCACCATATTTCCCACCATTCTTCCCTCCATTCTTCCCACCATATTTCCCACCATATTTTCCACCATATTTCCCTCCATTCTTCCCACCATTCTTCCCACCATATTTCCCACCAGCCTTTAAGTAAGGAGTAGCAAATGGCTAATGTTATTAAAATAAAAAGATCAGCAACAGCTGCTGCAACTCCAAACACCTTGGAATATGGTGAGTTAGCAATAAATTATATAGATGAAAAATTATTTTATAAAAATGGATCTAACTTAATAAAAGAATTTTCCTTAAACCAAAGTTCAGGAATAAATGCTGGTGGGAATATAGATGCAGGAACTCCAATCGACGTTTTGCTAGAAGCTGAAGTTACTAATAATATAGTAATCCTATACGATGGAGGGGAAATTTAGTGGCAGCAATTATTCAATTTAAAAGAGGATTAGCAGCATCTTGGACATCAGCTAACCCCACACTTGCTGTTGGTGAATGTGGCTTTGAAACTGATACTAAAAAGTTAAAAATTGGAACTGGATCAATCGCTTGGACCTCTCTTCCATATTTTTCTGGAGACATATCAGGAGCTAATTTAAATGATCTTGGGGATGTAACCATCACATCAGCCACGGACGGCGACTTCCTCAGATGGAATGGGACAGCATGGATTAACGACGCAGTAAACCTTTCAACAGATACTGTTGGAAATTATGTTAGTTCACTTGTTGCCGGAACTGGAGTAACCCTTTCAAATAACTCAGGTGAGGGAGCAACTCCAACAATTGCAATTGGGCAATCTGTAGCGTCTGGTGATTCTCCAACATTTGCAGGTCTTACCATTAATGGCGCAAGTATTATTATTGAAGGTGCAACAGCAAACGATTTTGAAACAACACTAACCGTCGCTGATCCAACCGCAGACAGGACAGTTACGCTTCCAGATGCTACCGGTACGGTTGCTTTAGTCTCAGATCTTACTACTCATGCAGACTTAACGGAAGCACATGGTGCAACTGGTGCGGTAGTTGGTACAACGAACACCCAAACTCTCACCAACAAAACTCTCACATCTCCAAAAGTAAATGAAGATGTTGTACTGACTTCCACAGCAACCGAACTAAACATTCTTGACGGCGCGACTCTTTCAACAACCGAACTCAACTATGTTGACGGTGTAACGAGTGCTATTCAGGCGCAAATTGATGCAAAAGCACCATTAGCTTCACCAACTTTTACTGGCACCCCAACACTGCCAACTGGAACGATTGCAACTACACAAACCGCCGGCAATAATACAACTGCAATTGCAACAACTGCCTACGTAGATGCAGCTAATGCATTAAAGGCGAACCTTGAGAGTCCTACGTTTACAGGAACAGTTAGTGCAGCAGGTCTTACACTTTCTGGCGATTTAACAGTTAATGGTACAACTACAACAATTAATTCAACAACAATTACTGTTGACGATAAAAATATTGAGCTGGGGTCCGTCACTACGCCGACAGATGTAACAGCTGATGGTGGCGGCATCACCCTTAAAGGCACTACAGACAAGACGCTCACCTGGGTTGATGCAACTGATGCCTGGACATCTTCTGAAGATTTCAACTTGCTCACAGGTAAATCCTATGAAATCGATGGGACATCAGTCCTTAATGCCACTACACTTGGCTCAGCAGTTACTGGATCTTCACTTACCAGCGTTGGAACAATCGGTACAGGCACGTGGCAGGGTACGGCAGTAGCTGGCGCATACGGTGGTACAGGAGTAGCAAACACTGGCAAGACGATTACTCTTGCTGGTAATCTTACTACAACAGGCAATTTTAATATAACCCTTAATACAGTTTTAGGATCAAGTGTAACATTACCATCTACGGGAACTCTTGTTAACGAAGCAGTTACAACCTTATCTGGTCTTTCTTCTATCGGCACTATAACTACCGGCACCTGGAATGGTACGGCTATTGCTGGTCAATATGGCGGTACAGGTGTAAATAACTCAGGAAAAACAATTACGCTAGGTGGTAACCTCACAACTTCTGGCATGTATAGTACAACTCTTACAGTTACAGCTGGTACAAGCGTAACTTTACCAACTACTGGTACTTTGGCAACGTTAGATGGATCTGAAACTTTTACTAATAAAACTTTTACAAGCCCAGTAACCAATAGCCCAACTCTAACCCTTTCAACTTCATCGTCTACAACAGATGCTAGACTTTCTTGGGATAGTACCAATAAAAAATTGCAAGTTGGTAATGGAACAATAACATTAGACTTTGCTTCTTCTAACGTTATAACCAATGCTCAGGTAGCTAGCTACACACTAGTATTGGCGGACAAGGATAAGTTGGTAGAAGTAAGTAACGCCTCAGCTAATACCTTAACTGTTCCCTTGAACTCTTCTGTAGCTTTTCCTGTTGGAACGCAAATTACAATACTGCAAACAGGAGCCGGACAAACAACTATTACGGCAACTGGTGGAGTGACAATAAATGCTACACCAGGACTTAAGCTTAGAGCTCAATGGTCTTCTGTTACTTTAATTAAAAGAGCTACAGATACCTGGGTTGCACTAGGCGACTTGCAAGCTTAGTCTTTTTTGACGCACCAAAAAGTAGTAGAGCACCAACGATAACCACTAGTTATTTCCATGACTCCATGAGGAAAATCATCATTAGCTGGAAAACAAACAAATAATCCAGGTTCTGGCTTTATTAAAAGATCTTGATTTGGAAAGTATATTTCTCCGCCATCAAAATCGTCATTATAATAAAGAACCGAACTAATATCTCTTGATGGATGTCCAGCTCCTGTTTTAAAGCCAACCTTTTCATTTTGAGCGGATCCATGATCAAGATGCACTGGCATTGAATCACCAGTCTTCATCTCTACTACACTGGATAATCCCTCATCATAAACGCTACAATTAAAAGAAGTTTCTATAATATTTTTTATTTTACTATAGTAGACTTCAAGCAAATTGGGCAACGTTTCACTTCCGTTTCCAGTATATACTCCATATGGAGAATATCCTGTTTCATCAAGTATAACTGGGGTATTTTTTAAATAAAATGTAATTTGTTCTGAATCTTTTTTATCTAAAATATTTTTTATAATATAAATCTTGTTCATTTTATTTTAACCTACAGTATCATCTGTTTCATTAACGAAAATCCAGTATCTAGAAAAAATTCTTTGGCCAGGAGTAAAACCACCTTTTACCGCATGAATCATGTAGCTTAAGTCTACAATTAACAAATCGCCATTAGACCACTCCCACCAATTTTGAATATTTACATTATTCTCTACTTGTTCTTTATACCAGGCAAGAATTTCATTAAATAATTTAATGTCTTTTTTTGATGGATTTTCTTTATTCACAGAATAAAGAAAATCTTCATAAATGGGATAGCTTGGAGAAAGTCTAATAATTTTTTCATCTTTAATTCTATGATTTTGTATACATTTTCTTGGTAAAATATATTTACCTTCAGTCATTACGTCGCACACGTCTAAGAAAGATTTCCATTCAACAGGCATTTCGTTATACAAATCAATTGCACTTACAAAACCTGTATTTCCTACACCTGTCTCACATTCAAAAGACAACATATTCCAAGAAGCTGCTACCTGAGGGTGTTCTTTTTTAACGTGTTCTAGATGCCACGGAATAAAAATTTCATTTTTAGACATTAATTTAATATTTTTATCAAAAGTAAAAGAATGATCTTCGTTGTCTTGTGAAGAAACATAATTGCAATTTAATTTTTTAGCAAATAATTTAGTAATTTTTTCCTGCTCAAAAATGTCAAAAAAACTTCTCCTAAAACATACTAAACCATATTTTAAAAATAAACTAAAGTACTTATCAATATTTTTTTCAATATCATCAAATGATAATTCATCCATATAAGCCTGTTTAATCATTTATAAAACCTTAGTTATTGTATAAAAAGATGGTGTAGTATATCTTTCTCCCGAGATAATACACTTTACACCGTGAAGGTAATTAACGTCCCCAGGGTGAGCAACCGCTAAGCCTGGTTCCGGCTTTACGATTAAATCGTAATCTGGATAGTACAGCTCTCCACCTTCAAAGTCATCATTATAGTAAATTAAAGAATTTATATCATACGTAGGAAAAGGATTAGGTCTTCCATCATTCATCTGTTTGTCGGCATGAGGTCTCTGCTCCATGCCAGGACGCCATTTTATTATCACTGGTGGTCTTGTCGATAATTCTACTTTAAAAGAATCTTCTAAACATTTTTTCATTTTTTGAATATATTTTTCTATAATATTATAGATGTCAATATTAATTCTTTCAAGTATGTCCCAGCTGCATTGTCTATCAGACCAATAAGAAGCATCGTATGTGCAGGTTCCATCTTCGGCATACTGATTTTCCCCTGCATCCATCCATTCAGAAATTGTAGGTAAAAACTTTTGTATAATTTTAAGATCTTCTAAGTCAACAAAATTTTTATATAATTTAATGTTGTTAATTTCTTTCCCAAAGTGCCCTGGTTTTATTAGAGATTCATCCATTTTATTACTCCAATGTAGCTTGATTTACCCTGTACCCTGTGCTATATTATATCATAACAAAAAGTCCGATTAGTATTGAGGAAAAAATGGAAATTTATAATGTAGAAGATCCAAAATTTGGTATAATTTTATATAGAGATGTAATGTCAGAAGACCTTAATCTCGTTAATCGATTAGAAGAAACTCTAAAAGATAGTGATCATGAATATTTTAAATGGAATACCGCTACGGTTGGGTATAATACGCCTATGCCTGATTATAGAGATTGCGTTGACCTAAAAGTTGGTCCAGCCCATTGGCCTCATCTTCCTGAGAATTTAAAGGAAATTAAAAATATTTACGATGATACAGACGCAATATTAAAAAAGTGTCTAGCAGATTATGAAGCTAGATATAATTTTAAAATGGAATTTATGGAATCTATCAACTTTGTAAGATATGAAGTCGGACAACATTTCTCAGTTCACACTGATCACGGTTTTTCATATACATGTACCCTTTCTTCTCTAGTATATCTAAATGACGACTATGAAGGGGGAGAACTCTGGTTTCCTTATATTGACTTAAAATTTAAACCCAAAAAAGGGGACGTGCTCTTTTTCCCATCAACTTATATATTCGCCCACGGAGCGATGCCGGTAACTGAAGGAATTAAATATTCTGCTGTTACCATGTTTGATTATAAAGATAACAATAAAGAATATCATCAAGCACTAAATACTAGCGATGAAACTAAGGAAGAATCTGGAGTTACCCTTAAAAAACTTTAAGATGACTAAAATAACTTTAACTAAAACTCATCAAAATCCACCAAAAATTAGTCAGTCTAGATTAAAAAGAGATTGGATGGATGAAACTTACAACAAACATGCTTACCGTTGTCTGCCTATGTCAGCTGCCAACGTTAATGGTTGGGAATTAATTCTTCAACAAGATGTTGTTATTCAATGGGATGGTGGAAATACTGTTCCTAGAGTTTTAGAGGGTGAGTTCTTGGATGGAAGACCAATCGTGATCCCTTCGATAATAGGGATTATTTCCTTTGCTACGGGATGGGCTATTAATACAGAGGAAAGTTACGACACTTGGGTAACCGGATCTCCTAATTATTTTATTGATGGAGCATCACCTTTGTCTGCCTCAATACCTAGTTCTTGGTGGCCTGATGAATTCAATATGAACTGGAAGATAACTAAGATTGGTGAACCAGTTAAATTTGAAGCAGGAATGCCGTTTATGTTTTTTAATATTTATAAAAATGATCTCTTAGAAAATGCAAAATTAGTAGTTGAAAACCTTTGGGATAAACCAGAACTAATGGCTAAACGTCAATCATACGGGGACGCAAAAATGAAGAAGCTTCACGAACAACCATGGACCTGGATGAACGGGATAAGAACCGGTTTAGACGAAAATGGCAATTCCATAGGTCCGAAAAATGATGGGTTATTAAAGCTAAAGGAACCATGTTCCAATTAGTTAATGATTATATCTCATTACTATAATATAATAATCTAAAAGTTTTAATCACAAAGTAGGGTAGTTTCATATGAATTTTTCAAATGTTTCAAAAGAACAAAAATTAGAAATTTATAACAAAAGAATAAACATAATAGAGCATGAAATACTTTCTAGAGTATTAGAAATAGGAATGGATCCTGATTTTTTTGATCCCAATGAATTTATCAATTCTTTTGAATCAATAGATAAATCAGTTGATAATTACAATATACAAACATTTATTAATGATTCTGTTCTTTCTTATTTGTCTATAAAAAATAAAATTAATCTACTAGAAAAAGAAGAAGATGGAATTTAAACTTTCTTCAAAAGAAAAATTATCAGTTTACAAACAAACAAGAAAATCTTTTGAAATGGACTTAGTTCAAAGACTTTGTGCAGTAGGAATAGACCCAGAAGACTTTAATGCAGAAGAGTTTATTCCAGAAGAAGATAGAATGTCACATTTTTATATTAAAGAATTGCTTTTAAAAATTGAAAAAGTAGAAGAAAAAATATTACAATTTGAAATAATTGTAAAGTCAGAGGAAGAGTAAATTTTAAATGATCTATAAAAATACAGAAGATTATGACCCATCTCTTTATGGTTGCTATGCCGTAACCAATATTAAAGAAGATTTTAAAATTTATACAGTTCACCCAAGCGGCTTAAAGGAGTATGAACAATATGACGTCTATGATATAGGGAATAAAACTTTAATAGCTTTTACTAAAATCTACACTTTAGCGGCAGAGTTTACTCTTAAAATTATTTCAGAAAATAACTCTGAAGATATAAACGCAGAAACATTTGAGGCTCTTGACGATATTCTTTCTGGTGAATATAATAAAAATGTTCACACATTCATATTGCACAACTCAGTTGGTCTCATATCTAAGGAAGAGCATGGTGAGTGGCTTGGTTCTGCAATGGATCCTAAAAGAAGGTGCGATGTGATAGATGATCACTATATTTCTATGCCTTTTTTAGATGCAAACAAAGAAAATGCTTCTGATATTTTAGATAGAACTTATTTAGGTAACGATACAGTCATAGGGTGGCAATTGGTTCTTCCGTCTATGTCTAACTTATACATAGCTAAGTTAACTCATGGTGAGATGAATGATAGGGCATATAAAGATTGGCCGGGAAGAGTTTTTATGTCTCAAACTTTTCCGCACATATTAAAAATGGCATATCAATGGGCAGCGCTTGCTAATGAGCCATGGAATTCTAATGATACAATAGCCCTAAAGTGTAAGGCAGCTTTTGATGACTGGGATATCCCAGAAGACGCGCTTCAAGAAATAGTCAGCTACCAGCCAAGCACAGTGCTTGAATACTATTTTAATGGAGATGAAAATCCAAGACAATCAATAAATGAACCTTCAGAAATTTCACCAAAGTTCAAGCAGTGGTTTATGTCGAAGATAAGATATAAAACTCTTTATTCATTAAATAATAATTATCCATTAGAAATAGAAATTCCTTCTTCTATGTTAAATAAAGAAAATGAATTCTTTCAAACTATTGTAAGTGATTTTCTATTAGAAAATGCTCTAGATCCAGATACAACTTCATGCGTTGATATATTAAAAATTATTTATGAATCTCCAGGTTATGAACAACTTAAACATAAAAATAACAGTGTAGATAATGTAATAATAAAATATTTTAGTTTTCTTGAAAAAGAAGAAAGAGAATTAGTAAAAGAATATATTTTTTCAACTACAAAACCAATGGGTTTTTCTGAATAAAATAAATAGTATTATTATTGATACTATATAATTAGTAGAAAGAATTTAGTAGATAAATTGTTGGTAAAAGATAATTCATTAAACGACAGCTTGTATAATCAGATATTAAATGATTCATCTTTTTTTCCTGAACTAATGAATCATGGAGAAAAAATAGCAGAACATCTAAATTCATACCACAATGAGAAAAGTGATTGCTTCGCCCCATATATGTTTTGGGATGGTTGGTGGAGAACTCCAGCTAACACGTTAAAGAAAAAAGTTATTCAATCTCTATGGGAAGATTTAATGATTTGGAATCTAGATGATATTCTGGGATTTGAGTATTGGACAAGGACTTATCTTCCAGGACAATACTTAGATGTTCATGTGGATGAAGACACATTCCTTTACTCAGAGTCAAAAATTTTTACTGGACCAATATATGGTTGTGTTTTTTATGGTAAAGAAAATAAAGATGGTGGATTTTTAGAAATACACAAAAAAGCATTAGAAGATGGCAAAAAAAATATACTAGAAAAAAAATATATTAAAAAATATATATCTTTAAAAAAAGATAGAGAAAAAATAAGCTACAAAGGAAATAGGGCTATTTTTTTTGACGCTGGCCATGTGTTACATAACACTGTAGGGTCAAAATCTGGTATAAGGCAAGTTCTTGTTATTAACATTTGGCATAAAGACAATCCGCCCTTAGCGTTATCTAATGGAAGTTTTTTCTACGAATAAAAATATTATTATATGGTATAATTATTATATGACTCAAGTAAATAATCCATTAGACATTTTAGGAAAATGGACACTATCTGTAAATACCCCATTTGGCGAAGAAGATTACGCATTGAATATAGAGGCAACAAATTCTTTTTTTTCCGGATCAGTGTCTCACGAAAAAGGCTCTTCAGTAATCTATGATGCTAGTTTTGTAGATAATACTTTTCATTGTTTTGTGCAAACAGAATTTCCTATTAAAACAACCGTATCAATAACTGCAGATCTAATAGAAAATAATAAAATAGCTGGAATATTAGAGATGGACCAGTATCTAACGACTTCATTTATTGGAGTTAAATGATGTCTTTTTACAATTTTTCAGCTTCTTCAATACATGGAAGAGAAGATTATCTTTCTGAATTTAAAGGCAAGATAACATTAGTCGTAAATATAGCCAGCAAATTTGGTTATGAACCCCAGTGTTCAAAATTATGGTCATACGCAAGAACATGTAGACAACTTGGACAATTGCAGTCCGTACATGAGGAGTTTAGCGATAGAGGTTTTTCTGTATTAGCATTCCCTTGCAATCAGTTTGGATCAATGGATCCTGGTACTAATGAAGAAATAGCAGATTTTATTAAACAAAATTATTCTTTTGTTACTTTTCCTATTTTTGAAAAAGTTGAAGTAAATGGAAAAAATGAACACGAAGCCTTTGCCTTTCTTAAGGGTTATGAAAAAAGAGCTTATTCAGACTTTGCAGCAGACGGTAGTGAAGAGGCTCAAAAGGGTCAAAACCTAGCAGGCCAAGCAATGGCAAGAATCTCCCATAACTATGAAAAGTTTTTAATTAGCAGAGATGGAATGATGATATCTAGGTTTAACTGGCAAGACATGCCATTAGATGAAACTCCTAGAATTCAAGGTGCAGGGTGGACCATTAGGCAAGCTATAGATGAGGTATTGGGATAATGGAAGATAGTAGTTCTTTTTTTAAAAAAGATGAATCAAGAATGAGCAGTACTGCATATCCGGTATCGCCTAAGTTTAATGAATCAACAATAAAAGAAATAGCGGATTTCGAAACAGAAGAATTAGCACCTGGTATAGTCGTGATTAGAAATGCATTTAAAATAGATCAAGATTTAGTTCTTAGCCATATAGATTCAAGAGCTGAAGAAGCACATAAAAATAGATGGTCATACAAAGAAATAGATGGCGTTACATATGGAATTAATGAAGACGGATTTAAATATAGGATGGAAGATGTTCCGGCAGCTCCAGTGAGAATATTAGATCCAGTAAACCCTAAGACTGAAGAAGAAGTAAAAAATTTCTTTATTTATTTAGAAGATCAAATATACAAAGGTTTAATTAAATACATAGATCATTACCCATTAATGATTGGGTCTATTTGGTGGAAGACTAGAGGTCATATACTTAGGTATGGTGATGGTGGAATACTAGGGTGCCACGCTGATAACGACACAAATTACAAAGTAACTAATGGCGTTAGATACATGCCTAAGGGCATGGTTGCCTCTAGGCAGACCTGTGGAGCATTGTTGTATCTAAATGATTGCGTCGATGATGAAAGCGAACTAGATGGCAGAAACTTTACTGGTGGACATCTAAGATTTGTTCATTTAGGGGTTTCTTATAAGCCTCAAAAAGGAGATATTATATTCTTTCCGACAAACTACGTCGCAGCACACGATGTAGGAAGAATGGGTAACGGAGTTAGATATTCTTATCTAACATTCTTTGGACAAGGATCGTCTGACATACCGGCCAATGTGGTGATATCTGAACCATCAGAAAGTTTTGAATGGTGTCCCCCTGTGTGGTTCAATAATATTTATGACGATTACGAAATGTATTGCAGAACGCCTTATTCAAGATGGGAAAACAGATCAGCAGAATTTGGAGTAGAGGCTGGGTGGAATCCAGTTTACCAGGGTAGAGAAGTCACTCAATATTCACAAAGTCATGATATCGTTGAAGTTGATAAACAAGAGGAATTAAAACAATCAGATAACACTTTGTCAGAAGGGCCATGCGGTACAGAACCTAGGTTGATATAGTGTTTCAGATAAAAGAAGAAAATATAGAGATACATGATATGGGAATTGTTCTTTTTAAGAATGTACTCCCAATGCAAGATCATGGTTATATATTAGATTTTGCTAAAAGCCTACGTCTACAGGCTTTAAAGGATGATTTTACTTTTATTAACGATGATCTAGGTAATCCGTTGTATGCAATCAACAGAAGTGGGCATAGGTATGCTTTAGAAGATGTAGAAATTGCATCTAATCATATTATGAACTTTATGCACGAGGGGTTGGGTCAAGAATATTTTGCTTTCTTTAAAGCATGTGAAGATACCCTCTACGCCTGTATGCTTAGATACGTAGAGATATTCCCTATGATTCTTACCTGTTTATGGTGGAGAACTCAAGGTCATATAGTGGGTTATGGAAAAGGTGGAAGATTTGGCAAGCACTGTGATAATGATGTTAATTACCAACCAGGAGCAGAACCCGATCAACAGTTAGCTATAAGAAATGTTTTAGGTGGTCTTATTTATTTTAATGATTCCGTTAATGAGATTCAAGATAAACATGATTACGTAGGCGGTGAAATAGTTTTTCCTTACGCTAAATTTACTTATTTCCCAAAAGCTGGAGACGTTTTAATGTTTCCTTCTAATTATTTAGGAACACACAAGGTTATGGAATGTAAAGAGGGAGAAAGATACGCTTATGTTGGCTATTTTGCACATGGATCAAGTGATCCAAATAGAGGGGTAAATATCAGACAGCCTTCTGAAGTAATGGATAGCGGGCAAGTATGGATGCCAGATATAGTTAATGACTATTTGGAGGCAATAAAAAGAAAACATGCAAATACAGATCCAGAGTTAATGTCACTTTTAACTGAAGCCGCTAACAGACCAATGACAAGCAATGATACCAATGAAGAAATTGGAAGATTATGATATTCAATAAAGTGGAACCAAAACACTTAGGTGGTGGAGTTGTAGTATTTGAAGGTTGTATAGATTTAGATTGGGAGAATTTACTCAAGAGATCAAATAACCTAATAGAAGAAGAATGGAACGAGATGTACTCTCCGGGGATAGACCCTGAAACTGGTGAAGAGATATACGTGAATAAAAGTGGGTACTTCTTTAATAGGGACAGCATTGACTTAATGCCAAAAAGAGCTAGCGCTATACACTACAAAGACAATGAAGATTTACGTGATTTTTTGTCTTTTATAGAGTCAGTAAAAGACAAATGCTTGCTGCAATATTTTGAATTATTTCCATTAGCTTACAAATGTGTATGGTGGAAAGTTAAAGGTCACATATTGCAATATCCAAAAAATGTTTATCTTGGTTCCCATTCCGATATTAGTGGTGATTATATATACGGCGTATTAGAACCTCAAGATCAATTAGCTTTGAGGAATGTTGTAACAAGTTTAGTATACTTTAATGATTCTGTTGATACCGAAGAAGAATTAAACGGTCAAAATTATATTGGTGGACATCATTATTTTAACTATTTAGATATAGATTATTCTCCAAAAAAAGGTGATATATTATTTTTCCCATCCAACTACATGGCTGCCCATGAAGTTAAGCCAGTTAAAGAAGGTTTTAGATATAGTTATCTTGGATGGTATAGTCAGGGAACTCCAAATCCAGCAGTTCACGAATATGTAGCAGATCCATTAAAAGACCCAGAATTGTCAAAAAAAGCTACAAATATTTACATGCCTACACTTAGGGAAGATTTAAAGAAGCATTTATTAGAATCTGGATACAAAGAAGATTCACCACAATTTTATATTACGAAATCAAATTATTAAGGATAGTTATGAAATCAAAACACATTGGAATGGGAGTAGTAATATGCGAAGACGTAGTTGATATAGACCAGGACTTTCTTTTTGAATATATCAATTGGCTTCGCATTAATGAAGAGGAAACTTTTACTTATCATGAAGAAGACGGCGAAAAGTACGCAGTAAATAAAACTGGCTTTAAATTTAAACTACAAGATATTCAGCAAGCCCCACAAAGATTTTTAAATACAAAAGGAAAAAATTTACAAGTAGAAGTCCCTAAAAAATACATTGATTTCATTGATAGCTTAGAAGAAGCTGTTTACCAAGCATTAGTTGAATACTGTTGCTACTTTCCTGATGCAGCAACAACATCATGGTGGAGACCCACTGGACATATAGCTGGTTATGAAGATGGTCAAAGAATAGGTTTGCATTGTGATGATCAAGTCCCATATGAATGGGGTAAAGAAACCGGAAATCAAGTATCAATGCACAATAGTTCAAGTATCAATCTTTACCTTAATGATTGCGTAGCCAATCAGGAAGAAATGAATGACTATACTTATTTAGGTGGAGAAATTCATTTCCCTAATGTACCATATGTTTATAGGCCAAAAATTGGCAGTGTTGCCATATATCCATCTTCATACATTGGTAGACATGAGGTATATCCAGTAATTAGTGGTCAGAGATATGCATTTTTAAGCATAGCTTGTTATGGAACTTCTTTTGAGCAGAAAGAAAAAGTGGGGCAAGAAAATCCACATAAGTTTTGGATGCCAGAGATAATTAACGATGTTAATAAAAAAAGAACAAATAAACAATACACATTGTAGAATCGAGAAATTTATATGTATAGAGGAAATTCTTCTCAAGAAAAATTTGTAATAGAAATTTTTAATGGAAAAAAAGATGGAGTATATGTAGAATTAGGAGCTTTTGATTCTAAATTAGGAAGTAATACATTTTATCTTGAATCAGACTATGATTGGAGTGGCGTATCTTTTGAGGTATCAGAAGATAGAAAACTTGAGTTTCAAACTAATAGAAAAAATCCTTGTTTCGGAGATGCTCTTGAATTTAATTATATATCATATTTTGAAAATAATAATTTTCCAAAACAGATTGATTATCTACAGGTAGATATAGATGGCGGATACCAGGAGGATGGAAGACCTTTTGGTAATCATTATCTGAGCTTACTTGGTTTAATATCTCTTCCATTAACACAGTATAGATTCTCTATTATTACCTTTGAACACGATGCTAATATGTATTTTAGAAACTCTGCCATGAGAGATGCTCAAAGAGAAATATTAGATAGTTTAGGATATGCGCTAGTCGTAAGAGAAAAACATGAGGATTGGTGGGTTGATCCGGCAGTTTTTCCTATTAATGATTTTAGAAAATACTTAAGATGGGAGACTTTATAAAAAATGTACCCAACAGTAATCATAGAAAATTTAATAGAGGAAGATAAGCTTAATTTAATTCAGTCTTCTTTTTATGATTTAAATTTTCAATTAAATCCTTCTGCAAAACAAGAAACATATTCAACATTGCGATCTTATTCTGTAGATGAAAATTTTCCTTACTATAATTTTATAAAAAAAATAAATGAAAAAATAGAGAACCACATTAAAGCTCATTATTCTAAAGAAGTTGAATCATATACTGGGCAGTCAATAGTCAGGTATGTTGAGAATCAGTTCATAGATATGCATAAAGACTGGGAACCCAAAGATAAATGGGTTATTTTAAATAATAAAAAAACAGTTCATTTAAGTTCTGTTTTTTATTTCAATGATAATTATTCTGGTGGAGATTTAGTTTTTTATAATAATAATAAAGAAAAGTATTTTTTTATAAAACCTAAAAAAAATTGTGTTATATTATTCGACGCACTTCAAACTCACTCTACTGTTCCTATTATTTCTGGGGTAAAGTATTCTTACACAAATTTTTATACTTTAAAGGATTAAAAATGTTTAATTTAGATTTAAGTTACAAAGAGATATATCCATATATACATGTATACAATAAGTTACTTCCAGACGCTGATAACTTAGCAAGAGTTATGCGTAATTCCGAATTGCATAACGCAAACGGAATAATAAGTGAATGGAAAGATTGGTTTATATTTGGAAAATATTCCCACATAAATAGTTACGATTCTCTTGAAAGTTTCTATGAATCAAATTTTGATATTCATTTAAACGTTGAGGAAATGGGTTTAGTTGATAGAGTAAGTCAAGCAAATGTAGCAGCAATTACAAACTACATTACAAAATATAATATATCTCTTCCAGAAAATAGCTATATAGATAGCCCGAATTTTGCTAGGTACGACCAAGATGTTGATACTGGGGAGAGAAAAACAATGCAATTTCATACAGACTATGCTATTGGAGAATGGTATTGGCCTGGAGAAAAATTTTTATTGACATGTACAACTTACTTGAATGATGACTACGAAGGAGGGGAAATTGTATTTTCAGTAAAAGACGATTTAATTTTTTATAAACCTAAAGCAGGAGATATTATAGTATTTCCATCCGGCTCTCCACTATTTCCTGGAAAAGAACCATATTTTCATGCTGTGAAGATTGTTAAAAACCATAGCAAACTATTAATAAGAAACTATTTACGTCATAGTGTAGGTCCAACACAAAAGTGGATAGATGGAGAAAAAGAATACGGAAAAGATAGATGGTATGAAATAGCTAAAAAAAGATCTGAAGATCATAATTCAATCGCTTTATTTTATGAAAATGAAGAATTTGTAAATTTAGAGAATATTGATAAAAGTAGAAAAATTAACAAATACTGCTCTGGATTAGTTACCACCCTTTATGGGATAGACGAGAAAGAGTACATAAAGAAGGATGGTGTTTCGTATGAGTAAATATTTTAAAAAACGTGTTAAACCAAATAAAAGTCATTAATAATAGGATCAGCAAAAAGAATTTTTTACTTTAAATCGTTACTATAACAACAGACAATAAGGGGTATAAATGAGTCTTTTATATAATCAGTTTCTATCGTATGATGCCCCATCGATTACATATAGTGGCAATATAGGCGTTTCTCCTTCTAGTATTTTAAATCCTATTCAAATAGGCAATCCAAATATAACTTCTACTGCAATAAATAATCAATCTAACGTAACGACAATTGGTGTTATATCATATGACTTTGCTCCAAGCGGACAGATTACAGGAGTCATATCATATGACCTTGCTCCCATCGGACAAGTTGCAATGGAAGTAACATCTTCCCCCGGAACAGCTATCTTGACTTTGCAACAGATTTAACTATATATAAGATATTATTGCGCTACTATTCTATCTAAAGCTTTATTTTTGGAGATTATATGACTGCTGGAAATGTTCTAGTAAACGACACTGTAAGAATTAGGGTTAGATTTATAGATGTAGATCCAGCTACTGGTGATGAAATTGAAATTTCTCCAACTTTAGTTACGGTTAATATATTTGACTCTGAAGATGTGGTAGTAGAAACTGGACAGGCTCAAGCAGTAAGTGGATCTACCTCTTCATACTACTATGACTTTACAGCTACAATAGCGGGTGAATATAAAATAACTTTTGTTGGAACATTTGCAAATTCAACTTTTGTAAATGTAAATCAAAACCTATATGTTAGTAGTCAAACAGCAGAATACAGGCCAACAATAACTCTGTCAGCAGATGAGATTATAGCATTTGGAGCAGATATATTCCCACTTTACATAGATCCAGAAATGATTCAAAGTACATTCCCAGACGCAACAAAGCTTGAAATAGCAGAACTAATACATAATTTTTCTCAAGAAATAAATAGTATTTTTAGGATAAACTCTACAACAGCAGATCCAGTTGCTGTAATGGAAAGCTATGGCGTATCTCCTTATGGTGTAACAGAATACATTAAAGCTTCCACATGCTGTGAGCTTACTAGAGTGTATGGTTTTGGTGGAGACGATGAATTGAGTATACAATTGGCTGATTTGCAAATTACAAATAGAAATACTCCAAGAAGTAATATAACAAGATCTAACGCTACAACCTGGTGTCAAATAGCAGCTGCTTTAAGAAAAGAGCTTTTATCAAAGAGAGTCGGAATGAGAGGCGTACAGCCAAAGGGAACTCCTAGAAGAGTGACTACTCCATCTGGAGCATCATTAGACCTCCAAACTGGAGCACTTATATATATTAATGATACGAACGTATATGGCCCAAGGGACCTGTTCAGACAAGGCACAAGCGCCCAATCTGGCGTAGACGACCCCATGCCAAGCAGGGGTATAAAGAGATATGATTAATGCTAAAAATATTATTAAAAAGATATTAAGAGAATGGGGTCATGATATACTTTATCAAAGAAGAATATCTGACGATTTTACATACTCATCTGTAATGGAAAGAATAACTACAAGAAGTCAGTTAGCTAAGTCATCTAGAATTTCATCAACCTTAGAAGAAGAAACAGAAGGTTATTTTGTTAATTCTGATTTAGTATATTATTTTGAATCTTCAGTAAATCCTCAATCTGGGGATAGAATATATGAAGAATCTTTTAAAAATTTAGATGAAACAATAATTTATAAAATAGACGATTCGTACGGTGTTAGAGGACGTTTTGGTGAAATAAATTACTGGATAGTTGGAGCAACAAAGGAAACGCCAGCAGGATAATATGTTACTAGTAAGTCCAGGAACAGTAGTAGAGGTTCCATTTGTATACAGATCTGGGTACACATATGTCGATCCTGATATCAGTATAACATTATTATTTAAAAGACGGTTTTAATACAGCAGGACCGGTTATATCTGGTCCATATGTTTGGACTCCAGACTCAGGCAACTGGGCTGCGTATAGCGGTTATGCTGTAGGTTTTGAAGATAAAGACATAACTACGGTTGGTTTAAAAAGAGAATCTGAAGGTTCTTTTATAGTTAAACTAAAAATTCCAGAAAACCTTTTTGATGGAATATATACAATTCAAATAAACGCTGTAGTAGATGGACTATCTGTATCAAAAGAAATAAACGTTCAATCATCTAATGGATATCAGTCATACGAAAATTCTTTTGATTTAGGTTCAAAGTCTATAAAAATAGGTAATAGATCTTTGTATGAAAATATTGGAGATTCAACAACTCAAAATATATTATTGATAGGTCATACAGATGCTATAGAGCCCTATGGAATAGTCAAATTAAAATCTATTCAAGATGGAATAAGTATATTAAGAGGTGACACAAAGTCTCCACTACTTAGAGGCATGTTTGATGCTTATGCGTGTGGCGCTAGAGATATATACATAATGTCGTGTGGATACATGAGCGAATACATAGAAGAAGTAAGCGATAGAAATATAGAAATATTTTCTGATGACAGCTCAACGCCAAACCAATATTCTTTTTATGATTTATACCATTTAAGATTAAATGAATGCTACCAGCTGTTGAGAGATTATGAATTTTTAAATATAATAGTTCCATTAGAGACTTCAATAATAAATACTGGACTTAATAATTTTGTTGAGCAACTTGCAACACATTGTGAATTTATGCAAACAGAAACAGGCGAAGTACAATTTGGAATAATAGGTTCTAGAAATAATGGACTATCGGTATCAGATATTGATCTATTGGAAGAAAAAGATTTTAACTTAAATGTACTAGTAGACCCTAATGGATACATTATCTCCGATAAAGGTAGACATGTAATTTTAATTTACGGGGAAATAATTTTAAGCCACAAACAACTACAGGTAAGTTATTCCAGCTCACCTGCTGCAGCAGTAGCTGGAATGATATCATCTACTATGATTGACAGAGGGCTAACTAAAGCAAGAATACCAGCAGCTTTTTCAATCTATGGAGTAGACCTAAATGCTGCGCAAGTAAAAAGGCTTCAAGACATAGGAATTAATACTATAGTTAGAGGTCAAAGATCTAGAAGAGCAGCAATTTTTGACGTATCTTTAAGTAGTGATTATACTCAATCAATTAGTGAATCCTACAAGGATTGCAGTAATATTAGGCTGGTATCTTTAGTGATTAGAGAAATTCAATCTTTGGGAAATCTTGCCGTTGGTAAATTTGGATATGAAAAAATCATATCGTATGTACAAGAATTTTTATCGGCACTACAAAGTTCTAGAGTAATAGTTGACTATTCCATGGATGCTTCTGCAGATAGATACAACAAAGGAACAATCTATTTTAATATATCGATTACTTCTTCTAGAACTTTAAGGCAAATTTCTTTTAATGTTTCCACAGGTAAGGGAGCGTAATGACACAAAATGTTATAGGATTTCCATCCGCAAATAGAAACGATGTTAATTTTGATAGAGTATTTGGAGAACCACTTCAAGCAAGTGGAAATCTAAATTATTTAGAATTTGTTGCAGTAGTTAAAGCTTTGTGGGAAAACGCTTATCCAGATATCAAGATAAAACCAACACAGAGTGGTACATACGCTGACTATCCGGTAATAGTATATGGTTTAGAGTTAAGAAAATCTCACACTAGCGAACCAAAGCCAAGAACTAGAACAACCCAAACTAATAAAAATGTAGTTGTTTTCGGCCAAAGATTTCAAAATATAGTTAGCTTTACCGTCATCACTGAGGCAAGTGCAGGAGCAAAACAGGGTTCTGCAGCTAGATATTCTGGTCCAGAAGTAGCTGATAATATTATAGAAATATTTGAAGATTTCATGTTAGAACACACTCCTGTCTTTAAAAGGCTAGGCGCTTCAGAATTCGTATATTCAAGAAGGCTTTCAGATTCAGAAGAAAATAGAGACAGTACAGACATCTGCAAAAGAACTGTTACCTATATGTTGACTACTGAAAAACTATTTGCTCAAAATGTTGACCATATTGAAAGTATAGTTTTGGACGTTAGAAGGTATATGTCTTATGAGAAATCTATATGGGATGAAGCGCAAAGGGGTGCTACTCCAAACTTCTCTGGAACAGAATTAAGAATAGTTGACTTATATGGAAATTCTACTCCCAATACTTAATCTAGTTTGTTTTTACATCTTGCCCATTACTATATTGTCTGAAGTAAAATATTAATCTGCCGCAATCGGAGGTCTAAAGTCTAATGGCTCTACCAGGTGTAAAAACAGTAATTAAAGATCGCTTTTATAGCATCGCAAGACAGGATATTCCTGTCGGACCAAAAATTTGCCTTATCGCTCGCAGGTCTACTGCTGACAATACTGGTAATGTAAAGAATTTAGACGTTGTTCAAGCAACTACAGAGCAAGACGTCATAACTGCATTTGGAGAAAATTCAGATGCACATAAAGGCTATTTTGAGCTTGTAGCAGGAGGCGCTGAAAGAATTTTTATCGTCCCACTTCCTAGCGATACAGTGTGGAACTACAGCACAGGTGCAGTAACAAGTTCAAGCTTTGGAGGAAGTGTTTTTGACGCTTGCTTCGAAGCAGCAGAAGCAGTACAGCCAGACATCATTATCCCTTGGGGTAGAGGCGCTAAGAATACAGACTTTGACTACAGCGCAGGTGCTTCACCAGACTGGCCAGGAAATGTTTATGGCTTTGTAGCAGACAATGTTGCAAGCTCAAACAGCTTCGTTGTCAAAGTGGGCGAAAAGGTAAAAGCAATTTCAGAAAATTCATTTCCATGCTTTGCAGTTATGGGAGTAAAGCCATACGTAGATGGCTCTTCACAAATCATGACACCAGGAGAAGTATCAACTCATGTTGGTTCCGCAGGATTGTCTGCACTTATATCGAGAGATGATTCAGGATTCCTTGCAGGTGCAGCTAATGATGGCTACAGCAAGTATGTCTCAGTTATAATTGCAGAAGTTAAGCCAGTAAATTATCCAATTGAATGGGGTTTCGCTAATGGAGCAACTACATTTGCAGCTGCAATCAGTAGAATGGCGTCTTTTAGTTCACCAGTTAATAAGATAGCTTATAACATTGCATCTATTAGATACAACCCAACTAGAACTCAGCAACTCATATTGTCAGATAAAGGCCTTAACTTTATTGCTCTTAACTTCAATAAAGTACCGACTTTTATTGAAGGCAATACATTTGCTCCATCTGGATCGGATTATACAAGAATCTCTACATTTAGAATTATATCAGAAGCGTCTACTCTGGTCAGACTGGTATGTCAAAAGTTTGTTGGTGAAGCATCAACGCTTCAAACTAGAAACTCTATGGAGACGGCGATTACTTCTGCGTTAAGAGGGATGCAACAATTGGGTGCCTTGCTGGATAGTGACTTTATTGTAAGTTACTCTCCAGCAGAAAATAAGGCGTTTATTGATCTTGTATTAACACCAGCATTTGAACTCAAGAACATTGAAGTTCAAGTATCTATAAGCATATAAAAAAAATACCGATTTGGAGGGTATATAAATGGCAGAATATGAAGGCTCAGTTAATAAGTATCTCAATACTTATACTACATTTTCCGGAGCAGATATCGTAGCTACTTTTGGTGGCATTGAAATCGGAGCTCTATCTGGAATCACTTTCTCAGTTACTAGAGAAAAAGCACCTATCTACACAATGGGTTCACCAAACCCACGTTCCTTTTCAAGAGGAAAAAGAGGCATTGCAGGATCATTAATCTTTACAGTTTTTGATCGTCCAGCTCTTTACAACATGCTTGACGCAAATGCCTCGAGCAATGAACCTATGAAGTTCTTTACCAGAAAGAGTAATACTCTTCCAGGTACCGTAGGGCACAAGAGAGGTATAGCAGAATTTGACAAGCAACAACTTGATGTAGTTAGCCAAGTGCCTTTTTATGCAGACCAAATTCCCCCATTTGATATTACAATTACTTTTGCTAACGAATACGGCCAAGGTGCAGTAAGATCAATTTTTGGAGTTGAACTTTTGAATGAAGGCTCTGGAGCTTCTATGGACGACATTGTCATTGAAGAAACGATGACTTATGTAGCCCGTGAAATCGGACCTATGTATAAAATTTCTGTTGACAAATCACTATTGAACAACGACCCAGAGGCGCAAGCCACCGAATTAACTCTTAGAAATCTCATTAACACAGGCGCAGTTGATCCTAGCGTTGGCAGGAATACTTCTTCGATAATTAGACCTGGTTAGTATTTGTAAAATATAATTAAAGATATGGGGACTGGATTAAACTCTGGTCCCCATATTTATTTGTAAAGGAATAATCGATGGCAATTGGCCCCGTGTATGATCGACATCCAGTAAGTAAACATAGACGAGAGCAGAATCTTCCAGATCCTTTTTCTAATATGTCTTTTTCTGGAACTGATATATCAGCAGCAATGTTGATTCCAGCTATAAACAGAGAGACTGGCAACGCAGAAGGTACTGATATTCTAGAGCTTGGCGAGCTGCAAACAATATCATATTCAATGCATAGAGAGAACTCTCCAGTAAGGACTATAGGACATGTTAACCCAAGGGGATTCGTAAAAGGCAGTAGAACTATAGCTGGTTCTTTAATCTTTACAGTATTCAACGAGTATGCTTTCTATAGAATTAAAGAGTTTCGCCAAATTATGTCTGAAACAGGACTTTTTTTTGCCCCACTAGCAGACATGCTTCCTCCATTTGATGTAATATTATCATTCTTCAACGAATATGGTTTAGCAGCTAAAATGAAGATATATGGCATTACTATAGTGGATGAAGGACAGACTATGTCTGTTGATGACCTTATTACAGAACAAACATACACGTACATGGCTAGAGGTATTCAGCCAATGATGAGCGTTGAAGATGATCCACTTCTTTTGCCAACTGATCAAAGAGAAGCTCATGAAAGAAGACAAGAAAATTTCTTTGGGAACAATAGTGGATTGTATACTAAATTAATTGATAGAATTATTCCACCAACTGGATTTCAATAAAGGATTTTTAAATGCCAGAAAGTATTTATCGGGTCTGCTAAATCTAGTTATGCTTCAGACTATGAACCAGATCGAAGGCCCTATAAGCCCTATAGACCTTATAGTGCATATCTGCCAGCAGACTTACAAGAAAAGCTTTATGGAAAAGGCGGCAGTCTTCCTCCAGCAACTATTAGGACTGGACCATCTTACGACCCATTAAGTGCAGATATAGACACTCAGTGGGCTGGGAAAACAAGCGATGGACAAAAGTTTAATAGCTACTATGATTATTATTTTAGTGGCGAAGACGTAAAAGTATATATAGATGGACTATTTGATCCTGAACATGAACTTGACATTGCATCCTTTTCTTTTGTAATTAAACAAGAAAAACAACCGCTGTATGGTTTTTGGTCATATAACTACGATGCCATGATGGTAGGCAGCAGATTGATAACTGGTGAGATGGTTGTATACACTAGATATCCGGGAAGAATGAGAGACCTTCTTAGTTCTGCAGCGGAAGAAAGAGTTTTGTTTAACAGCGATAAACCAGGAGTATCAAGAATTCAGTCTTATCTAAGTGGCAATAATGAACAATCTTTAGATGACGAAAAAAATCTTCAAAGATACTGGAATAGATCTAATTTAGACAGACTTACAGCCGACAACGATAAAACTGATAAAAGAAATATATTCAGTTCTCATCCACCGTTTAACTTTATAGTTAAATATGGAACACAAGAAGGTTCAGTCAGTACAATAAGTAGAAATCTAGGGACCGACTCAGGTGACAATTTTGAAACGCTAGATAGATTAATGGCTACAGATTATAATGAAAGATTAGTAAAACCATCTAAGGTTAATACCGGAATGGATATAGTTTTGCAAGATGTTCATTTAACGAGTATGGGAACATCAATTGCGCCTGGTGGTCAGGTCATGGTTGAGAGCTACCAGTTTATATCTAGAGATATGTATATTTCAAGTGGCAATATTAGAAATACTGACCAATCTGTATTTTCAGCAGTTGATTCCACAGGAATTGAAAAGACTCCAGAAAACAAAATCCAGCCACCATTGTCGGCAGAAAGAATAACGCAGCTAAAACAACTTTTCGATGCCTATCCAGGTGTGCTATAATTGTGTTATAATGTAGATAGAAAAATGTTTAATTTAAATTAGGAGAAGAAAATGGCCCAAGGAAGAAAAGTAATTGTTAAAAATTCTCAAGAGCTTGCAGAGCAGTCAGGTGCTGACGAAGCATACATCGCAGAAGAAGTAGCTGCAGATCAAGAAGATTTCAGCGAAATGCAGGCAGCTGCAGATTTTGTAAATGAAAATCCAACTACAGTAGAAGATCTTGCTGATGATGAATTGATTTGGCCAGATGGACCAACTGCTGGGCAAATCAAAATGTGGAAGAAGGAATACGGAGATGTTTACGTAACTTCTATCACTTTTGATAAGCACATTGCTTGGAGAACTCTTTCTAGATTAGAATACAAGAGCCTTGTAAGAAAGATGGAACAGCTAGTAGAAGCTGGGCAACTTTCTTCTTCAGAAGCAAATCTTTGGAACGAGGAAGCTATCGCAGAAATTTGCATATTATTCCCACAATACGATAGGCAGTCCATTACAGCAGACCTTGCTGGATTGCCCTCATTGATCTCTCAAGAGGTGCTAGAGGCATCTGGATTTGTAGCCCTAGAGGTTCGACAGCTCTAAAAAATGTTAGACTCAGACCTGTTATATGAATTAAAAAAACAGCATGGTTCTTTGTTTCAAACTTCAATTAAAAACCAGGTAGTTGTTTTTAGAGAGCTAAAATTTTCTGAGTTTGATAGAATAGCTGAACATCAACTATCTGGAGATTATACAAATCTAGATATAGAAGACTTTATAATAAAAAGTGCTGTAGTATACCCATTGGAGTTTGATACAGACAGACTTCCAACTGGAATGATATCTTCTCTAGCTGATGAAATATTACAAGAATCTGGCTTTTCTTCCGCTAAAAAAGCTAAAAATGTTTTAGAGTCAAAAAGACAACAAGCTTCTGAAGTAAGAAGCTTAATGAAAGCCTTTGTTTTGGCTACTATATCTACATACTCTGCTGAAGATTTAGACAATATGACTTATACAAAGTTGGCAGAAAATGTAGCTTTGTCTGAAAAAATAATAGAAATTAAACAAAATATTCTTGGGATACAACCAACAAATGTAACCATACAATTGGTTGACCCTGAAGAAGAGGCAGAAAAACAAGAAGACTTTGCTAAGAGATTCAATCAATCTAGAGGCGCTGGAGAAGCAGTTTATCAAGACCCAGTTGCTCAAAAATTATGGGGAATAAGATAAGAAAGGATCACTAAATCATGATTAGAAATCGTGGTCCTATATCTACGCTTGGGTACAACCTTACCTCTAGGGATCTTCCAGTTGAAGAGGGAGAGACAGAGGGTCCAAGTCCTAACTCTGGACATATAGCAAAAGCGCTTAACGGTCATCCCGTTATGCGCTTTTTTGCTTCCGCTACAACAGCGTTAGTAGTCACTCACGTAGCTTCTAAGTTTGTTTCAGCTGGAGGAATAAAGCTTGCTACAAAGATACAAAAAGCATCGACTTCAAATGGACAATATGCTGGAGTAGCTACTAGGTTCATTGAGAGTGCTGGTAAGATAAAGAAGGCTCTAGACGAGCTAGAGGGCGTACACAGGAGCGTTGATGGAGTTGATCCGTCAGATGTATATTCTAAATTAGTTTTTGAATCTGGTGGAGAAAGACTAAAACAAAATTTAGATAGAGTAACTGGTGGAAGGTTTCTATTAGAGGCTGGTTCTTATCTTACGACTTCTGAAATTAGAGCAGCAGGAAAAGGCATAACCCATGAACCACCAGCCGTATGGACGATCAAAGATGACATACAACAACTCTTAACCAGAAGAGCTAGAAATTTAGCTGTTGAATTGCCGGCTTTGTACGTTGCCCAAAGAGCCGTTACAGAGCCACTGTATGGTGATGGCAATAGAAAAGATAGAGGCAAATGGTATAACCCAGTAGATGTTATATCAGACTTTGCTAAGCAGTCAACCATAAACATAGCAAGCATGTTAACTCCATTGGAACTTGGTGGAGCAGCACTTTCTAGAGCTAAGTTTCTTGCATCAGCTCCTTATTCTAAGAATCCAAATTTAGTTTTAACCGCAAAACAAACTAAGTTATCTGAATCATTCCTAGATATCAAAACTATCCTTGGCAGTTTTGGCCAAGACATGCAAAAGGTTCTGACTGGATTAACAAAAAACACAACAGCCTTAGGGGTTGCTTTTAGCTCTGCAGCGGATACGGTACAAAACTCTCCTGGAAGCTCAGTTTTTGCTCTTCAACAAGCAAGAAGAGGTGGACAAAAAGCAGCACAAGCAGCTTCCGATAGAGGTGCTGGAAAATTACAAACCGCTGCTGCGTCAGTAAAAGGTTATCTATTTGGTCATCAAGTCAAAAATCCTTTAGACATAGACAGTGGTCAAAGATTCCAGGGTGCAATAGATGCAATTCCAGCTTTAAGAGGAACTACATCAGCATTTTCTAATTTTAGAACTAATTTTAGAACAGGAAAAATTGCATATGACGTACTTGGTGGAGCACTAGCATATGATGAAGCTCTTCGTAAAGTAAGTGGATCAGTAAGCGGAGGTCCTGCAGGGACAGGGCAAGAACTTCTTAAAACAGCAATATCAAACATAAGAGATTTACACACTAGTAAGTTTTCAGATTTTTCAACTTCTTTACTTCAGGGAATGTTTGGAGCTGGAAGCGTAAATAAAGGTTTGACTTCTGGTGACTTTGGCAAAAACATGCAGGAGCATGAGTACAAGAAATATCTTAGACATCAATTAGTTAATAGTGGAGTTAGTAAAGATACAGCATCAAGGTTTGTTCAATCGGTAGGCGTAGGTGAAATCCCAGGATCTCTTGGTGGAGCTACAAACGTTACAAGAAGATTGCGCTTAGGCACACAAGAAATTGTAGATGATAATAATGTAGATGATTTTTTTCAACAATTAATAGACAGAACAAGTCATACAGCTGGTTATGCTGATCCATCTTTTACAAAAGATGCTTTGGCAAATTCTATTGAACTAACAGACATACTTTTTGCGCAAAAACAATTTAGAGAAACTCTAGAAGCTAAAATATCAAATTCATGGGCTAAGGTTTATGACAGTCATGTTGAGACTGGAAGAAGTTTAGTTAGACCACAAAAGGTAAGTTATTCTGATTTTGCAGGAGATGTTACTCCAGATAAAGCTGACTATTTAGCTAGATCAGTTGCCGATACAATGGGCATAAAGCTTATTGATAAAGATGGTAGAAGACTTTCAAAAAATGTAATTGGAGACAGTTTAGCTAAACGTGGCATAAACGTAGAAGATACTGGACAATTAAGAGCATATCTAATAGAGAATAGGAGAATGACTTCTCCTGTACATGGAGATGGATTTAATGTATTTGGATTAAAACCATTATTAATTGACGAAGCTTTTCAAAAGGGTTTATTTAGTCGCCTAGAAGACGACCAAAAAAATGTTATTGAAGAATTAGCTACACAAATAGCCAGGACAGATCCTTTGTCTTCTACGATAGGCTACTCACAAATGAAAGGCGTTTACCAGACTAGATCTGGAGAAGTTTTAGACACAACTAGAATAACAGGAATGCTATCAAGAGGTGTTGATTTCCTGAGAGATAATACACAAATACCTGTCCTTAAATTTAACCCGCTTGATATGATTGGCCAAGGCGGTGCTCAGGGTATAGATAAAAGAAGAATGTTTGAATACACAGAAGGTTTTTCTGCCCAACCTTTTGGCAATCTTGGAGAAGAAACTCCTAACCTTTATATATTTAGTCAAGAAAAAAGAGGGTTTTTTGGAGCAAAGGGAAGTATATCACTATTATCCAATGATAGTAATGGATCTTCAGTTATCAAAAAAATGCCCGGGCTATATAGGCAATTTTCAACTAATGAAAACGATATGTTCTCTAGGGCTGCTAGGTCTGTTGCACAAAGGCAGCTTACATTAGCACTTGATGCAAGGGGTCCACAAGATGATAGTTCCTTAGGTCTTCTTGATAGAGTTAAGAAAAAATTTGACGTAGCAGAAGAACAACAAAACTCACTTGCTAGATATATTGGAAGATTCCGCAAAAGAAGAACTGACATAAATAATCCAACTGTATTTGCAAGACTTATGGCAGATGAAGAAGTATCCGTTGGAAGAAATAGGACTTTATCATTAAGACAAACTGTAGAAGGAACAGATACTGAAGCTCCTAAATTTGGAGTAGTTGATCAAGAAGGAAATGTAATATACGATCACAAATCTGTACTTAATGCATACGAATCTTTTAGAAGAAGAACACAAAGTTATGGAACTCCAGTTTCTGTAATAAAAGAATTTGAAAAAAGAAACTCAGGATTCTTAACAAATACTTTAGATGGATCAGTTGTTTCATTAAGTGGAGTAACTTCAGATTCACAGTTAAGAGATTTTGCTTTAGAAGAATTAAAAAGAGCAGAACAAGCAGCAGTAAACGCAAGGTCTTATGGAGTAGACTCAAGAGCAATTGCAGCATCTTCTAGTCTTGTAAGAAAACAAATGTCTCAATTTAACTTGAATGAAGTTTCTGGAAAATCTTCTGTATCTCCAACTATTTCAACAAGGTTTGACGAATTAAGAGAATCAATTTTCCAATTAGCTTTACAGAGAAGATCTTTTGAATCCCTATCTTCTGGTGGTTCAATTAATCCAGGTCAACTAGCTGTAGATATAGAGGAAATAGTATCTGACCTTAGAAGAAGAAATGTTATAAGTCAATCTCAAGCGACAGAAGCTAGAGCAGCAGGCCTTTCTGCAGTATTAAACTTTGTTGCTTTTAGTGGATACAAAAAAACAGCTACACAAGGGTCTAACTTATCTGAAGCGCTATCTGGCTTATTGGCAATCAGAAATCAACCAGCTACTTCAGAGTCGTACAAATCATTGTTGCACCCTTTTACTTCAGCGAGTGTTTCCAACGTTGGAACTTTAGGATTTGGAACTGGCATTACTAATTTATTTAGGCCAGCAATCGTAGCAAATTTAAAGCCCGCAGACTATAGCTTAAATGAACTACATTCTAATCCACTTGGAAATCAAGGCACTGTTTACGTTCCAACATTTGCAACAGCAGTTGGCTCAGTTGGATTTAAAAGAGCTACAAAAAATATATTAGGAATTAATACATATGACGATGCAGGGTCTTTTAGCTCTGCTTCTGTAGCTGTTTCTCATGGAGTTGAAAGATTAAATAAATATTTTGAAACATTTGGATTAGGATTAGATACTTCTCAATATAGTGGCCCCTTAGATCTATATGCTCGTGGAATGGTTGGAAAAAGAGTTCTACCTTTAGTTGCTGGAGGAACTGCAATAGTTGCAGCAGATAGAACAATTGGTGGCGCAGTAAATGAAAAAGATGAAGAGGGCAATAGAGTATATTCACCTTTCCTATTAGGAAAAGTTGCAAAAGGAGCAGTTGAAACACAGTCTGTTCTTTCCGGAATCACCCCTGGTGGCATGTCCTATAATGAGAAGAAAGAGCAGCTAACTGAAGGCGAAGTGCCGATTAAGCAAGGAAGGTTTTGGCCGCTTGGAGTAACTCCATTTGCTGGTGGAAAAACAATGTACCACAGACCTTCTTATTATAGAAGGTTAATGGCTGGGTCTTCTTATACTGAGGAATCTTTTGGCAGTCCAATGGAAAGACTTGCCTTTGGTTACGACTTTTCTCCACTTAGACCTTTTGATCCATATAGATTTGAAAAACAACACTATGAGGATAGACCATACCCTGTAACTGGTGAATATTTTTCTGGACCATTTGGCCCAATAACTCCGCTACTAAACGCAACAGTAGGAAAGATACTAAAACCACAAATCAGAATGCATAGGCAAGAAGTTGAACAGGGTCTTGCCAATTACTCTGCAGCAGGTGAAAGCGGAGCTTACAATGCAGAAGGTTTGTCCGGGTACGGTGGAGACCAGTATGCTTCAGGATACGTAGGAGCAACAGGGTCTGCTTACGGTGGGGCTTACGGATTGGGTTCTTCTCCTTTGTCAGGTTCTAACCAAAGACTAGCATCAGCTGGGTCATACTCAATGCAGACAGGTTCGAATATGGCTTCTACAGCTATATCGAATATTAACAGTAGGTATGTTCAGGCAAGTCAGTATGGCCCAATGCCAAGGCCAGGAGTCGTTCCACCAAATATAATCCCAGCAGGAAGACCAGTCCCGAGTGCTAAACTTGGAATCCAAGCCGGAGATATTGGTTACAGGACACAAGAAATGGCTGGTATATATGGATTTGGATTTGGCTCATTAAGAGAAGCTTATGGCTTTGGTCAATCTGACCTTCAACCACAGGTATCAGTGCTTCAATCTGCATCTAAAGCTTATGGATCAGGAAGAGCATTCTGGGATCTAAACTTAGGTGGCTTAGGTGATATTCCCATTAAGCCAGAAGGTGCTTTGGGCAACGTAGAAATATCTGAAATTGTTAGAAGATTTATTCCAAAAGAAAGAACAGATGTTACACAAATAAACCCAATCCCTAACACTATGGGAGTTCAATACCCCTTCTTGCCAGGATCAAATTATTTTAATAACTTCAAACAAGGTGACCCTTATACTAAAGTTCCGGAAGGTGAAATTAGACTTCCAGGTATAGGTTATAGAAGATTAAACCCAAACATGGGAGACTATAACGATCCACTAACGCAATTGGATATCCTTTCCGACGTAGCTCCTTACTCTAAAGAATTTAGATCTTTAAATAATAAAATGAGCCCATCTTCTTTGGATCCAGGACAAAGAAAAAAGTTAGAAGAAATACGAGCACAGGTAGAAGACACTACCAAAAAGTATAATTTCAGTCCTTATAAATATAAATACTCTTCTCCAGAAGAACAAGGTATGTCAAAGTCATTTTTTGGTGCCGCTAGAATAGGTGAGTACATAGCGCACAGAGATACATTTATAAATACAAAAATTATGCCCAAAAGGACTGCTCAAGAAGACTGGGAGAGAAGAAATGTTTATGGTTCTACTTTTCCACAATGGCAGAATCCAATTGAAAGCTTTATTAAGCCAATGTACTACAAGTCGCAAAGCAGAAGTCCATTAACTAGCGGACTTATGATGGCTGGCATTGGTGCTGCTTTTGGTAGGGGCCCTACTGCAAAGGCAGCAGGAACATTAATTGGTTTTGCAACAGGTGCTGGTTATAGCATGTTTAATAAAGCTAGGCAACAAATAACTGGTGAAACATTTATTCCAAAAGAAAGAAAAAAACAATTAGCATTAGAAGAAAATATAGATATATTAAACTATGTTAAAAATACTTCTTTAGCAAACCGAGCCGAACAAATGGGCGACACTCAAGGTGCAGCCCAATTTAAGCAAGCTGCCAAAAGAACAATGTATGGAGCTGACATATATGGTTCTTCTGTTGACACTCTATCTTTGGCTATACCAAAGAGGAAACGTGAACATTTTAAAGAAATGTTAAATGCTCCAGTGCAAGAAAGAGAAAGAATTCTTTCTACGGCACCAAGGTTAGAGAGAAGAATATATGAAGCAGCATGGGGAATGAAAGTAGAAAAAAGACCAGATCTAGTAGAACATTTTTCTAGGCACGAATTACCCGATGCATCATGGGAGGGATGGAACCCGAGTACTAACATGGAACATGTTAAAATTAATATGGGTCAATCAATGGGAATAAATATGGCGCAAATGGGTTACTATCCACAACAGATAAAAGAAGCAAGTCTAGCAAATCCTAGTTACCCAAACTTTAACCAACAATCAAACTCACAAGATGTTGGACAACAAATTAGAATGATGATGTCCAGAAATGGCATGAGTGGAAGTGTTGTCCCAGTTATGAACGGTTCTGGATCTTCTGGCGTAGATATATATTCTGGTGTTAGGTAAATTTAAATGAGTACAGTAAATCCAAAAATTAGTCAGAGAGCAGCCCAACTAGCTCTATCTACTTTCCCGCAGTATAAAGGCATTAGAGTTGATGTTGACACAGATGGAAAACTTCTATACGTAGACCCTGTTACGGGAGCATCTAACAATGATCGAGATATTATTCTTAATGATAGGCGAACTTTAGGATTAGTAGATTATAGATTATTTAATCCTGGTGTTGGCGGCAATGCTTTAAGAAACATCGGTACATCGCAAGGGGCCTTGCAGCTAGACAGTGAAGTGATGGTGGTAAATCAATTCTTAAGAGGTGCCAGCACAGATCCAATTAAAGCTCAAAGATTAATAAATCTAGGACTTGGTCACATGATTGGAGAAGAAATAACTGGAGAACTCTATAAATTTAACACTAGAGGCCAACGAGGTGCTATAAGACAGATACAACTTTTAGGAATAGACAAAGTAGCAGCAGCCTCTTCTCAAACTGATGAAGGTTTTACATTCCTTACCCTCAAGAGGAAAAGTGGGGAGTTATCCCCAATGCAAGCATCTTATTTAAGGATTGTTTCTGGGGCAGAACAAATAAGGCCACAATTCTTAGCTACATTAGCTGAAGAAACAATTGACCCAATTACTGGTGAAGTAAGTCAAAATTGGTCTAAGATTGGAAAGTTAGCAAAAAGACTTCAAAGCACTATGTCTCCAAGAAACGTTGCAATTGGTGAAGAATTTATTCAACAACATTTAGATATAAGAATACCAGGTATCATGACGCCATTTGGGCGCATGGCTGGTAGTACAATTAATTTTGATCAAAGAATGATCAGAGTTGAATCAACTGCAGCAAGATTTGAATTAATGTTTAGAGATCCGACTAAAGGAATCCCTATAAGAGAATCCGATGGATTAGTATTAACTCCACAACAAATATCTGAATACAATGAAAGAATTGTTGGGTTTGAGGAGATACCTAATTATCAGTTAACTCAAGCAGAAAGACAGCTTCTTTCGGCAGGACCAGATGAAGGAGACATAGCACAAGGTCTTACTGGAAATGATTCAGTAAAAGATCTTTGGGACAGAAGATTAACCATAAGAAGAAACAGAGAGATGCAAAGCTTTAAAGACTTGTATGGTTTTGACGACACACAAATTGCAAAAATACAAACTGCTTTTGATCAAGCTAATATAGAACTTGATGATCCATTAAACGTATCTCTTATCGAGGGGACACGTGCTGAAAGACAATTCAAACTTATGAAAGAGAAGATAAAAGCAACTGACAATGATCTCTTTGAAAAAATGGAAGTAGCCATTAATGGAATGGAAAAAGCTAGAGATGGTCAGTTCTATATAACACCTCAATTACTAGAGGATATGGAAAAAGGTTTTCAATCACAACTAGACGCACGAGGAGCAGAACTAAGAGCACAAGGAAGAGTTTTAACTTTAGATGAAAGTAATGAAATAAAAGCTCTTGAAAAACAGATTGAACATATTCAAAGTGCAAAAAAGAAAATTGATTCTGGAGATGTAATAGCAAGAGTTAACGGTGAATTTGGTCAATTTAAAGGTGAAGCCATGGTCTTAGGTCATAAGCAGGCAGAAAGATTTAGAGATGCAGAAACTGGGTTGATTCCATATGTTATAGGAGACGCTACTGCCATTAAAGGTGAAGTTGGAAGCAGAACGGCAAGAAACTTCTTAATGGATGTGGGCGATACTTCAACAGTAACTTTTACCGATCCGCTAATGATGTTATATCATGGAGAGTACTTTACTCAACCAGCAATGATTGCATCGATTAAACAAAATGCAAGCTACAGTTTTGATAAAATGCAAGAGTTTATGAAAACAGGCGATGTACCAGATGATGTAATGAAGGCTCTAAGAAAAGACATTGAGGGAGACATAAAAACGATAGAAGCATTTATGTTAGACCCACAAACAAGAATGTCACATCTTATTAAGAAAAGGGAAGCAGAAGAAATTATGGCACAGATGGCTTCTGGAATCAGGGTAAATCAGATTCCAGCCATGGTCAGAAGAGTGAGTGACCACTATAGTTCTCAAGTTGTAAGATATAAAGACGGCAGAGTGGATGCCGTAATGCCCACAGCCGGAAGATATAGTTTAAGAACACTTGAATCAAGAATAAATTATGGAGAAGATTTTATGTCATACCAAGGATATGATATAAATCTGGCAGATTACGGCGTTGACACCAGTGTTGTTACACCATATGGGCGTATGCCTGGTTCAACAAAAGGAATAAAAACAGCAGGCTTTAGAATTAAAGATAAGACATTAATGATGTCTGGTGACGCAGCATATCTTTACCAACACGCTTTAGGTGGATTTGACTTGGACGACAAAGGTATACCTTTGATGTCTACGTTTAAAGACGCTAATAATAATAAAAGGTTAGCTTTTTTTACATTAAGACAGCCAACTTCATATCAAGAATACATAGCAATGAGTGCTGATCTTTCTGACGCCTCTACCGTGAATGCGATATTTGGAGAAAATGATCAATTTAAAGCTGCACTTCAAGACGACACTGTTCTTTCTGCACTAGGAATAAAAAAAGACGACACTTATGAGCAGCTAAAAACTATGGTTACAGAAAAAGGAGGTGGTTCAGTAAAAAGAAATGAAGTTGACAAAGATCAGATAGAACAAATGATTTTAAAAATACTTGAATCTGGAAATGTTTATCCAGGAGGTTTACCTTCTTTGACTGACTCTCAAGTAATTAGAATGACAATGATGCAGAATCCAGCCGCTTTAGGTTTGGATAGAATGGTAAAAGATGCATCAGGCAACCTTACTCCTCTTGGAAATTTTATGCAAAGCGTTGGGATAGATCCAAGCAAAAACCCAGCTCCTTATGATTCTGATAGTGTATTTCAAATTTTTCAAAAAGCTGCAGAAAAAGATTATAATACAGAACTTTACGAACGAGCTGGAAAAGAATTAGGCTACTCGATTAAAGATTCAGAGCATCTTAGTCAAATACTTAAGGGAACTGGTCCAGGATATAAAGCTGAAGATAATGTAAAACTTTTTGCTCTAATTAAAAAAATGACAGAAGAAATAATGGCCCAATCCGCAAATACAGAAGTAGGAGATTCCATTGGTGTATTTTCAAACAGGCAAGGAGCATCTATATCAGTTTTAGAACAATCTAGAAAGATTCTTACGCAAGAACTAGAGATTAGTGCATCAGATCCTTTGTATAAAAAGTTTTTAGAAATGACTTCCATTGTGACTCTTCCAGCCTCTGAAGCAGTTGACATAGCTAAACAGATTGGAGCAGACCAGGTAATGTATAGTTTTGGTCCAGCTTTGCAAATGATTCAAGAAACTCAGGGCATAAAAAGATCTACGGTAGATACCGTGCTAGAAGCATATATTCAATCCTTAAAAAACACGCTCTCTTATCCATTCGCTAAAGGAATGACTCCAGAAGAACTTGATGCACTTGAATTGCCTATGAAGTTAGATCCAATGGGTCAATCTTCTCTCAGAGCTTTTTCTGGTATAGGTTACATCAGAGGAAGGCAAATGGCTGAGCAAATAGCAAAATCAGGTTCAATAAATGAAGAAGAACTTTTCGGCTTGCAACGAACAATGTTTGAAGAAGACTTTGGCTATGGAAAAATAAAGGGTTCAGACGTCAGTCTTGTGAAAGAAGAAATAACAAGAGGTCTTCAAGCAGCTATGGAAGAATTATCTCCTGGACCGGCAAAAGACGCTATACAAGCAAGTATAGATGCAATGAGAGGTGAATCCAAAGCATTAGAATCTTTAGCTCCCATGTTTATGAAAAGGGGAACAGCAGCATATGACAAGTATGCACACCTAGATCAGATGATTTATTCTTTATTTGATATACACAGTGCTTCAGAAGCTATTAAATCACAGTCTCTATCAGCTGCAAGGTTAACGGCAAGAGATTTGTCAGCAACATCTTATGCTAAGTATCAAGATACTGTAGAAAAAATATTAGGTTCTGTATCTACAAGTCTAAGCGAGATCCAGAGTAAATCAGAAAAAATACTAAGAGGAGGAGAAGTAGCAGATCCTTTGGGTCTAAAAATATTAAGAATTGAAACTTTAACAAGTATACATGGACATGTGTCAGCTGCAATAGAAGCAGAAAGAGTAGCCGGCAGACCAACTGGTACTAACGATGTTTTAGACTTGATGGAAACTTTAACAGCTGGCTTAGAGTCTAGAGGTGTACAAGCCGGAAAACTTTTAACGTCCGCTGTTGCAAGTGATGAAGAAGGGAATCCTGGCATATCAACAATGTTAGATCTTTTTGTTGCAATGAGAAATAGAAAAATAGCTAGGGCGTCAATGGCAAGA